CATGCTCGACACCGGGCAGGGCTTCGGCGACTCGATGACCGCAGCCAACAACGACGTCGGCGTCGGCGCAGCCAACGGCAGCGTGTACGCGGTCGGCGAGGTCATCCTCCGCGACTCCGAGCGCATGCTCATCGTCGACATCGCAGGCAACCTCCTCACCGTGACCCGCGCCTGGGACGGCACCGTCCTCGCCGCACACACCGACTCTGCGATCTACGCCCCCCGGACCCTGACCGTCGCACGCGGCGCCCTCGGTACGACGGCCGCCACCCACAGCAACGGGGCGAGCGTCTACCGGTGGGACGCCCCCGGCAGCGTCCGGCAGATGTGCGTCGCGGAAGCACTCACGGATCTACTGCAAGGCCGCTCCGGGTACGCGCGCACCGCCGGATCCGGGGAGAACGAGCGCGAGGCGTCCGGCCGCGGGCTGAAGGATCTCCGCGACCGCGTGTACACCAGCCACGGCCGCAAAGCCCGGATGAGGAGCGTGTGATGCTGCTCGACGTCTCCAGCACCAGCCGCGGCCCCCTCTTCGACGGGCGGGCCCGCGCCGCCGCGAACGCCTACGTGAACCGTTTGGAGCGCGACCTCGCCGAAGAGGGCCTCAGCATCCTCCGCGGCGAGATGCACAGGGTGTTCCGCAACCCGACCGGCTACTACGAGTCCCGCTGCAAGGTCATCGAAGGCCACAAGATCTCCGACTCCCGTGTGGTGTACGGGCCGTGGCTGGCCGGCATCGGCTCCCGGAACTTCCCCGCGACGAAATTCCGCGGCTACGACCACTGGATCGTCACCCGGGACAAGCTCAATGCCCGCAAGCAGGGCATCGGCGAGCGGCTCCTGCGCCGGTACACGGGACGGATGTGATCGCCGTGGCCCTCGATCTCCTCGCCTACCGCAACGCGGCCATGTCGCAAGCTCAGGCCCTTGGCCTGTTCACGCAGGTGCTAGATCACGAGCCGGTATCGGCCCCCGGGAGCGGCCTGATCTACGCCCTGTGGGTTACCGACGCAGCTCCGATCCCGGACCGGTCTGGTCTGACCTCGGTGTCGGTGCGGCTGGAGCTGAACGGACGGGTGTTCATGCCCGCGGACACGGAGCCGCAGGGCGGCGTCGACATCGCGGTGACGGACGCCGTGAACGGGCTGATGAACGCGTATGCGGGCGACTTCGAGCTTGGCGGGACCGTCGCAGAAGTCGACCTGCTCGGCGCGTACGGCACACCGCTGCGGGCCCGGTTCGGCTACACGCGGCTCGACAGCACTACGTACCGGGTGGCCACGCTCACCATCCCGCTGGTCCTGAACGACGTCTGGAATGAGGTGGCATAGGTGGCCAAAACAGGCGGCCTTGGGGACGCGCTCTACATCGGGGGCAACGACCTGTCCGGTGACTTCACCGCGATCGGCAACGTCGGCGGCGGCCCTGCACCGCTCACGACTACGGGCATCGACAAGGGCGCGATGGAGCGGATCGGCGGCGCGCGTGACGGCCGGCTGGAGGCCTCGTCGTGGTTCAACCCGACGCTGTCGCACCCGGTGCTGTCGGCGCTGCCGACTGCGGACGCGCAGAGCATGTACTGCCGCGGAACAACGCTCGGCAGTCCGGTCGCGACCATCATCGGCAAGCAGGTCAACTACGACGGACAGCGCGGCCAGGACGGATCCTTCCCGTTCGCGGTGTCTATGCAGGCCAACGGGTTCGGCGTGGAGTGGGGCTATCTCCTCACCGCGGGCAAGCGCGTCGACGTCGCCGCGACGAACGGCACGGGCGTCGACTTCGGTCTCGGCAGCCCGCCGCTGTTCAACGGGCAGGGCCTGTTCGGGGCGCAGTGCTATCTCCAGGTGTTCGCGTTCACCGGGACCGATGTGACGATCAAGGTCCAGGACTCCGCGGACAACGCGACCTTTGCCGACGTCGCTGGCATGACGTTCACCGCGGTGACCACGGGGCCCGGGACGCAGCGGATCGCCACTGCTTCGGGGGCGACGATCCGCCGCTACCTCCGCGCCGTGACCACAACGACCGGCGGTTTCACCTCGTGCACCTTCGCGGTGGCCGCTATCCGCAACGACGTGGCTACGGCCTTCTGAGAGGGGGGAGGTTCTCATGCAGATGGTCAACCGGATCGACCCGAACCTGCCTGTCAGCCAGTACCAGACGTACAGCATCACCGCCCCCACCGACAGCACGATCGTGGCCGCGTGCGAGCAGGTCGGGTGCGCGGCGTGGCTGAACGGCTGGGACTCCGTCATCGACGAACGCACCGAACTCGGCCAGCAGCAGGCCGCGTACATCCGGGGCCAGTCCCGGCGCACGTTCCGCGAGATGAAGACGGACGCCGGGCTGACCGTGTTCCGCTTCGAGGCCCACCAGCGCTGTTTCGAAGAGCACCGCACCCGCCCGGAGATCTACCTCGTCCGCGACGGGGATCACCGCGGGAACCCGACCGGCCGGACGAGGCAACACACCCGCCCAGCCGACTGGGTCGAGGACATGACCGAAAACCAGGGCCGCATCGTCGACCTGCAACAGAAGGGATAACCAGCCATGGCAAAGACCTCAGGCCTCGGATGGTCAGTGTGCTCTGTCGATGATTCGGCCGGCGTCGTCCGCACGATCATCAACGACGTCACGAACTTGCAGTTCGCGACCCCGCGCGCCGTCCAGGACATCACGGGTATCGACAAGAGCGCGATCGAGCGGCTCCTGCTCCTCGCGGATTTTTCGATCACGCTGAACATCGTCGCGAACTTCACGGCGAACCAGGCGCACGACGTGTTCAAGACGGTGCCGTCCACGTCGGTGGCGCGGACGACAACGCTGACGGTGGCAGGCAAGACCCTCGCAAACGAGGTCCTCTACACCGACTACCCGCTCCAGCGTGCCCAGTCCGGCGAGCTCACCGCGTCGGTGCCTGGAGTCCTCGCCGACGGCAACGTTCCGACCTGGAGCTAGGCCCAAGTCATGCTAACTGTCCGGGAGTTGACCGATAGACTATCCAAGTCATCAAGGCTTGGAGGCCTGGTCATGCCCGGAGCAACGTCCGGAAAGTTCACCGTTAAGTCCTGCGGCAACGCGCACGCCTGGTGTGCCGAATGCCGCCCCGCGCAGGCTGCCGCGCAACGGAAGCCGAAGCCCCCGAGGAAGGACCACGACAAGCCATGCAGGAACTGCGGGCGCTGCGATGTCTGCCTCGGGATGGAGGCGCCGGAGGGCATGAAGGTCTGCCGTTCGTGCCACGAGACCAAGCCGTTCAGCGCCTTTGCGCGCCGCACCGACACGGGCGGCTACCGCAACCAGTGCATGGACTGCCGCAACTCGGGTCAGGTGTCGGCGCGTTGCGCAGGCTGCGGGTCCACCTTTGCCCGTCTGGGCACGACGGAGCGGGATCTGTGCGCGCGCTGCCGACCGCCGCTAACGAAGCCTTGCGCAACGTGCGGCACGGAGTTTGTCGGCTCGATGGATCAGCGCCGTTACTGCTCTCCGGGGTGCCGTGACACGGCGCTCGACGCGAAGCGCAGGACCACCCGCCAGAAGGTCCGTTTGGAGGCTCTCCAGGCGTACGGCGGTACGACCCCGCAGTGCGTGTGCTGTGGCGAGGGCCAGCTCCTGTTCCTCGCACTGGACCACATCGACGGCGGCGGCCACGCGCAACGCAAGGAGACAGGCGGGGGCGGGTTCTACACCTGGCTACGTCGCCACAACTACCCGGCCGGGTTCCGAGTGCTTTGCCACAACTGCAACTTCGGCCGACAGATCAACGGCGGCACCTGCCCGCATCAGGAGAGATGAGCATGGGCTACAAGACCAAGGTCAAGACCTACACCATCCGGTTCGCCCCAGGCCACGAGCACCACGGGGCCGAAGCCAAGGTCCGCGGCATGTCTCTCGGCGAGTACATGGAAGCGACCGGCCTCGACGGCGGCGACGGAGACGGCAACGCCGGAAGCCTGAAGAACTTCATCAGCCACCTCGTCAGCTGGAACCTCGAAGACGAGGACACCGAGCAACCGGTCCCGCCCACCGAGAAGGGCGTCCTGTCGGTGGACCACGACCTGGTCGTGGCCATGAACAACGCGTGGATCCAGACCCTCACGGGGGTCCACGGCGCCGACCCTTTGCCCGAGAGCTCGACCTCTGGCGAACAGTCCCCGGCGCCGTCGATTCCGATGGAACCCCTGTCCGAGCCCCTCGCGAGCTGAGACGAGCCCGACTCCTGCTCGGGCTCCTCGAACGCTTCCCCGGCTACACCCTCGAAACCCTCATGCAGGAAGACACCGAACTCCTGCGTCTCGTGGCGATCGAGAAGGCCGGAACCCCCGACACACCCGACGATGGAGGTGATCCCTGATGGCCGATGACGTGACCATCACAGTCCGCGTCAACGACGCAACCGGCCCGGGGATCACCGCTGTCACACGGCGTGTCGACGGCCTCGCCCGGTCCGCGAAGGACGGCGGGGGCGCGTTCAAGGATCTGCGGGCGACGATGCTGTCGCTGGCGCCGGCTGCGGTTCCGGTGGCTGCGGCGTTGGCTCCGGTCGCGGTGCATGCGGGGGCTGCGGGGCTGGCGGTCGCTGCGTTCGGTGCTGCGGTGATTCCGCAGATCGGGAATCTGAAGGACGCGGCGGGCGCGCAGGACAAGTACACGCAGGCCGTTACGAAGTATGGGGCTCAGTCGAAGCAGGCTGCGGCGGCGCAGCAGTTCGTTGCGGACTCGTTGGCGTCGATGCCTGCGGCGACGCAGCGGGCGTCTGCCGCGTACTCGAATCTGCGGGACACGTTCCGGGAGTTCTCTGACAGCAACGCGCGCTTCACGATGGCTCCGGTCGAGAAGTCCTTCGCGGTGCTTGGGCAGATCATTCCGAAGCTCACCCCGATGGCTCGCGGCGCATCAACGCAGTTGGACCGGCTGGTGTCGGTGGCCGGGGGCGCGGTCAACACGTCGGGGTTCGATGCGCTGTCGAAGAAGGTCGGCACCTTCGCGAACTCGTCGTTGAAGCAGGCCACGGACGGTGCGATCCACTTCATGCGGGTCATGTCGGAGGGGAAGTCGTCCGGGCCGATCGCATCGTTCTTCGCCTACGCCAAAGCGCAAGGGCCGGCCGTCAAGGAACTGCTGACGAACGTGGCCAAGGCTGTCAGCAACCTGTTGCAGGGTGCGGCGCAGGCGGGCCCGGGGATGCTGTCGTTGGTCAACGCGTTCGCGAAGCTTGTCGCGGCGGTGCCTCCGTCGCTGATCGGCAACCTGATGCAGGTGTACGCCGCGTTCAAGCTGATCAAGCTGGCGGGTGCGGGGATCGGCGTGGCAGCGGAGGGCATCACCTCCCTCCGGACAGCTATCACGGGGCTGACTGCGGCGTCGGCTGCGGCGGGCGGCGGTATGGCTGGCCTGCGGGCCGCGTTCATGTCGCTGGGGACTGCGGCAAAAGCAGGCGTGATCGTCGCGGGGATCGCTGCCGTCGCGGTGGTGTTCTCGAAACTCTCGGACATGGGGAAGAAAGCACCTCCGGACGTCGACCGGATGACGACGGCGCTGGGCAACCTCGGCCGCACGGGCAAGGTCAGCGGAGAGGCGCTGCGCTCGTACGGCAAGGACTTGGGCGGTCTCGCGGACAGCCTGCGCACCTTGAGCCGTCCCAGCAACCTGGACAAGACCCAGCAGTTCTTGACCAGCCTCGTCGGCATGGACTCCACGCCAGTTGCGGACGCCAAGAAGAACTTGGACGCGGTCGACAAGTCGCTTGCGAACATGGTCAAGGGCGGCAAGGCGGACATGGCCAAGGCCGCGTTCGACGACATCGCGAAGGCCATGCAGAAGCAGGGCCTCAGCTCGAAGGAGCTGCGGTCCAAGCTCGACGACTACAAGAGCGCGCTCGCCGATCAGGCGCTGGAAGCGAAGCTGACGGCCCAGTCGCAGGGTCTGTTCGGGCAGGCGGCTCAGGACACGGCCGCGAAGCTGGACGCGCAGAAGGCCAGCGCGGACGGGCTGCGCGGCGCAATCCAAGCCCTCAACGATGTCCAGCGCCAGGGCCTCGGCGGCATGATCGGTTTCGAGTCGGCGATTGACGCGGCATCGAAGGCCGCGAAGGACAACGCGGGCGCGCTCAGCATGAATCACGGGGTCCTCGACCTCAACTCGGAGAAGGCGCGCAACGCGGCCAGCGCCTTGCAGGACCTTGCGGACAAGACTGACGGCGCGGCCACGTCCGCGCGGGAGTCGGGCTCGTCG